CCAGTGATCGTCCCAGGTCGTCAGAGACTGGTTGGTGAGTTTAAACTCCGGGATGGGGTTGGTACCCGGGGAGTTTTTCTCGATAACAACCTCGAGCGAGTCGGTCAACTGTTTCCGCACTATCGCACGGTATATATCATCGCCCACGGCGTAATTAAAGTAACGCCGATCGGGTCCGAACTCCAGCACCGACACGTTCTCAACATACTTACAATACCCATACATCGTGGTGTTCATCGTCTCAGCCTCCCCCCATGCAACGTACTAGGACAGAACGCGAAGCTGTACCTGCCCTCGTATGGCGGATCGAACCTCTTGCACTTCAGCATCGATATACACGCCCCGTATTGGTAGGGGTCCTTAAGGCTCGCACACAACATCTCCGAGTCCTTGAGAACATCGGAGCGGGATAGCGAACTCAACCCATTAGCACTAAATACGTGTTGGGGATGTGAGGGCATGACCGCGTTGTAGGTGACATTTCCGGATAACTTTGAGCTTAGGGGGCGATCGACAGACACTCCAGGCCCACTCATCCCCCCATACCCACTCTCCGGGAACAGGGCCTTGCTAAAACCCCTAGCGCATAGTTGGTCCGGGTCATACCCTAGCTCCGTACATCCGACTCCGCCAAACTTCTGACACGAAGATACGGGGTTAAAGGATAACGGGTCACTCGAACCCGCGCTCGGTTGACTTTCAGTGTAAGTTGTGGTATAATCCTTGACCGGCTCGGGTGCAGTAACACCCCCTACCGACTCCTCGGGCAGGAGGGTGACACCCGGTACCGACACATTAACACCACTGGCCAACAAATTCGACACTGCTATCCGGATATAGCTGCCAGAATCAACAGTGTTAGCGATCGACCGGGTAAATGCTCCCAGACTATTACCCACACCCGATATAATAGCCGCCTCCTCGGGGGTTAGCGAATTAGCGATACGGACACCGTTGGGGATTCGGGAGTTACCAATCCCCGGCGATTCGGCGATGGGGCGAGTACCGCCTGTCCCCCCCTCCACCAGATCGGTAAGGGCCGTAAACTCCTTGTTCTGGGCCTGCACTATCGGGTCGCTGTACATCATCTCGGTACCCCCACCATCGGAAAATTCACCGAGGATGATGTTTGCTATGCTCAACCGATCAGATAGTAATTCCAGATTGTCCAGTAGCTCTAGGATCAGTGTGTAGTTGTCAGCAGACTCGTTGACAAGTTGGCCGGAGTTTCTATACCCTGATAGGGTGTACAGCAAACCGAAAAGATTACAGTACCTCAGTAGCGATGTCATCCGACCCCCTCTCACCCCGTCAAGCAATTTTCCCAGAGGCGAGGTGGCGCTAGGAGTATTAAGAAAGGAGTGCAGTTCGGTCGGAGTAATTCCTTCAGCCCTATCATACAGACCTTCCACATCCCGACCTATACTACCGGCCGACTTTTCAATCAACTCGTTCCACAGGGGTTTCTGACTCTCGTATCCTGAGTTGTCCAGCGTAACCATCTGGGCCACCATCCCAGACAGCAACGATACCGAATCCTGACTCTTAATCACTGTGGGCAATCCCCTCTCAATCAGTTGTGTAATCGATTGAAACAAGTCGAGGTTGTTTCGTTTAAGGACAGAGTCTAGTTGCTCGAGCTGGGCGGGGTCGACAGCGTAAGTGAGGTTTATCACATACCCGATAAGCCGAGAGAACTCACTACCTCGAACACGAGAGGACAAAGACCGACTTCTGTCCAGTAGTTCTAATAGCCGAAGCACGGCTGTATCCGGATTCACCCCATACAAGAAGTCGGTATACTGGTCTATAGCTTCCTGTCCCCCAAACTCATACAGCAGTTTGGTTAAGTCGTAGGCACGAAAAAAACTAATAACGTCTTGGGAGTTAGTTAGGGGGGCAAAACGAGCCACTAGCTCTGACATCGACCCAATCGACATAATCTCCTGAACCTCGAATGAGTCAAATCCTATACGGCTCAGCCGTTCAGATATGCGGTTCTTGTCCGGCTCGTAGATAGTAAGGGATAGCGACGGGACATATTCTCCGGGCCGAAACCCCACCGCCCTCAGCGTATCAGCAAGGGAACTTACCATCCCCGATATCGTCTTAAAATCATCCCCAATGCTGTGCAGGTTGGGTTCGTACCCCAGCAAGGCGTATAGCGATCGGTGAGCCGTCAACAACGAACTTATCGCCCCCGTAAACCCCGTACTGCGTTCCCTAACATCAACAGATTGAGGAAACACCTGGCTCAGTGCGTTGAGGTGGAGGGTGGTGTGACCGATCCCCTCTGGTGGCCTATTAAGTAAGGATCTCACCGCATCTCCTACTCTCAAACACAGCACGTATACCGACTCCAGGGTTAGTGATACGAAATCGGGCCGGTCGGGGTCGAGGGCTGGGGATACGTATCTATCGGACAAACCCTTACCGTACCTGAGCGCGACAGGATTCAACCCCACAACGGATTGGTTCCCGGATCTGGTCGTGTAGATCGGCTCGAGGAAACGGAGACCTGGGACCAGTGTCTCAGTAACTCTCAGCTCGTAGATCTCTTCAAATTTTCCAAAATCCCCCCCGACCACACCGCCCGGTAGCCGTTTCCCATAGCTCATGGCCATCAAGTACTCATAGTACCGGGCCTGATAGTCCACAGACCCTACTAACGACCCCTGATGACCCCCAAACTCCATCGCGAACCCGTATAGGCGTTTAATATCCCCATAGATCTTATTCCCTTCCCCTGCAAAGGTCGCCGTCAACAACGATTCGTCTACACTAGGAAGTTCCGAGTTCAGATTTGAATCCGAAGTAATAGCGTTGATATCCTGAGACGCTCCGGAAACCACATCGGCCCTAGAAGTAACGGCTTTATCGAACAGGTGGGTGAATTTTTCCCTTGAACGAGAGCGGTAGGTGAATATGGGGATCCCCACTCCCACCCTGTTGTTCGCTAACAACCTGGATCGGGTTGGCGGCAACTGAACAACCGTATCCGACACCCCGTACTCAGGAATGCTACTCAGGTACTCAGGGATTCCGCTTCGGAGAAGATTACCGAGATCGGATAGAGCCTCCCCCAACAAAGACTCGTATTTTTTGTAAATTCTTATGGTATCCGGATCCACCAATCCGGAATTATCCACCTCCGCATACAAACTACTAGCTATCAGACCAAACAAATCCTTGACCAGGTCTCTCTCAAACCCCAAAGCGAATACACTGGATACCAGCTCATTCCGCAAAGGGGCCACCGTAGTAATCTCACCCTTCTCAATACGTTCCGTCACCGACAGTACCAGGTCCACCGCCACCCTGTAAAACCTGCTCCGGTCCTCTTCTACTAAAAAGTACCCGTACGCGTCTAGGGCCCGGGTGACGATAATCCCAACCCGCTCCCGTACCAGTTCGGTGACCTCGTTCACAGAGTCTCGTGCTATAATCTCTCTAACTGGCTTTCAACAGAAAACACCCCCCACCCATGCACACCATCGCCCTGCTATACACCGAAAGGTCCGGATCCGAACGGGACCTAGGACTCATGATCACTCACCTGGAGTCAGTGTTGACTGAAGTAGACGGTGTCAAAGTCACCACAGAGCTGCTGACTGCCGTCGACACCGTCGACTACGGGCAATACGAACACCTTGTGTTCTGCGGTTACGACTACACCACCCTCGGCCACATCCACCTCGCAATGGCGGCAACCGAAACCTCCCGTATCACACTATACGATGAGCCCGGAGCCGCCATTGACCGCGAGCTCGGCGCCATCATATACCGAGCCATCGACCTCCGGCGAGCGCCAGGTTCGTCAGCTACCCGACTGGTGTCCTCCTGGTCCCACCGGGACATCGTAGCAACTGCCAAACAAGACGTGCTAAGGTTGGGTTATGGAGCAAGCCGACACACTGAGCCGCGCACTGACGCTAGCCCAACTCCAGCTCGATCCGGGGGGGCTAAAGGAGCTCCTCGAGCACGAAAAGTGGATGTTGAAGGAGCAGCACAAGCACGAAAAAGAAATGAAACAGCTCGAGGTGAGGTTGGGGACAGTATCAACACCCCTGACTGAATCGCCCGACATCTCCCCCCAATTCAACTCTGATACCTCCTACGGCCAATGCGGCCCGGAGCACATCGGCCTAATCGCAAAAACCAAGGTGGGGGCGGGAGCCGCCCTACGGGCCAAAGAACTCCTTAATCGGGATAAGCTGCCAGAACCCCTCATCTCTCTGGCCATAACGGTTTCGTGGTGTGGGGAGAGGTTGAGCAAATGGCCCAATGCTAAAGATGCGAAAGTGGCACTCGGCCTCCGGGACGAACTCCAGAAGGCGGTTGATAAGTTTGGGCCGGTGAAGGTTATCAAGGCCATGGACCTCGTATCCGGAGAGTTGTTGGTCTGGGACCCCCGTATTGTCGCTGAGCAACTAGACGCGCTCCGTCCCGAAGCTGACCGAAAACGGTCTATGACAATCTCCAGCTCCCCGTTGTTTGTTGAGTTTCACAAAAATTACCCCCAAATCGATCCAGATCTCTTCGATATGTGCTATGATCAGAACGATGGCCAGTTTGTCACTTCTGCTATTTACCTCCTCAGGAGGAAATTCCGTGAAATCCCTCCCAAAGAGCTCGAGCATATCGACGGGTGGGAACAACGCTGGCAACAATACCAACCCCGGTACTTAAAACGATGGCAAGAAGAGCTAAAAGGGATGGAAAACAGGATGAGAGTCGCCCAACGAGCGTGGAGAGACAGCACGGGGTAAATGTCCTGACCAATACGGACTTTGGGGTGTATGTAGAAGGGGCCGAAAAAACCATCGAGCTCTACGAGAAAGGGGAGCTGACTCAAGATCAACTATATTCGGCCATCCTCGACCTCGACGTGGTTTATAGATCGAAAGTCGTTGAAAGCAAAGAAGAAGAGAACTTGCCCCGTCCCGATGTCCGAGGAGAACAATAGCCAGAAACGTGTCGTAAAGACGGGATATAACGACCGGCTATACTCTCTTGGTACCAACCAGGGGGCGTTAGCGGGGTATAAATCCGACCCGTACACCTGGGGAGGGCTTCCTACCGTCCTTACCGGTGCGATACTTCCCCGTCGCGACGACATCCTTATCGAGGAGGCCGGCGGTGGCCCCCGAGCGATCGAACACTACACCCGGCTGTTCAACGACTCGGCCGTCATGTCGGCCTGGGAAAAACTGGCAGGGGAGATAATCCAACGGGAGTGGGAGGTGTTTCCGGCTAACGACTCAGACCGGGACGAAGAAGTTGCGGAGTTTGTTAGACAAACCCTCTACCACATGGGTACTAATGGGAGACAGAGCCGTGGTCGAGACATGCTCGTTAATGCTAACAGCGGCTTTAACTCGTTTGTGAAGGGGATGTGCGAGGCTCTGATCCTGGGGATCAGTATCGGTGAGATTGCGTGGGTACGGCAGGGGGGTTATGTGGTCCCCAGCGAGATCAAGATTAGGGATCCGAGACGGTTCCTGTTCGTCCTGAACGACGACGGGTCGATCAGCCCGAGACTGATCACTGTCCAATCACCGGTCGAGGGGTTGCCGATTCCCCTCCGGTCCATGGTTATTCACCGGCATTGGGCTTACAGCAGCAACATGGACCCGTATGGGACGGGCCTAGGACGGCAGCTATATAGTTTGGTAGAATTCCGCCGTACGCTGTTGTCGTTTTGGCTCCAGTACGCCGATAAACATACTACACCGACGGCTGTCGGCACGTTTAGCCTGGGAACCCCAGAAGAAGAAGTCAATTCTCTGTTTACGGCTCTGCAGCGGTTGGGACAGGAGACGGCTATCGTCATACCCGATGAGATGGAAGTCAAATACCTGACAGCGGACTCCAGGGCCGATGTTTACCAGGGTCTGATCGGATACATCGATCAACAGATCTCGTTCTTAATAAACGGCGAGTCGACTGTAGGACAGGATACTGGATCGACAGGGTCTTATGCTCGCGACCAAGTCGCAGACTCTGTCCGGATGCGAAAGGCCAAATTCCTATCCGAACAACTCGATGAGACGTTAAACGGAACTTTGATTCGGTGGATCGTAGAGCTCAACTACCCCGGTGCGTCAATTCCCCGCCTCAAACGTAACTTTACCGACCTCGAGCAGCGAGAGGACCCTGTAAAAACCGTACAGATTCTGACCCAGCTCCAGGCGGTCGGGTACCAGCCTAGCGACCTAGATTGGTTGCGGGACAAACTGCAGATTCCGTCTCTCGAGAGGGTCGAGATGGAGCCGAGTATGTCCGAGCCTCAGACTGCTGATGCCGGAGAATCCGAGACGGGCAAGGTCATCGGCGAAAGCACGATCGGCCGCATGCTATCCAGCACCGAGCCTATCTCTACCGACAATCTGGACTTTAGCGAGTTTGATGAGTCTGGCGACCTCAAGGATGAGACGGTTCGGGATAAAGTAGCCAAAAAGATCTCGGATAGGTTTAATACGGGGGGTATGGACGAAGTCGGTTGGGATAGGTTGTCGGCTGGAATTTCCGGCTCGGATATCGATAACTCGAAACTCAACATCGATGAGTTTACCACTCCCGGAGACATCATCTACACGACTAAACGCCTCCTGGATGAGATCCGCTCCATTCCCCGGACAATTCCGGATGGCCACGACCGACTTCGAATGGAACTAGTCCGGTTTGAGAATATCGCGTTGAGGGGGGAGGATATGGATGAGAGGGAAGTGGCCGATCTCGTACGGACATACACCCTCGCGTACCGGCTCAACCGTAGTCATGTCCACCGAGAGTTGGTTAACTTCGACCCGGAAAAACTGGGCTACTGGAGCTCTTTTTCCCCCTACTATCTCTGACAATCCGTTGAAAGCTGGATAGGACTCCACAACTTCATCGATGTCATGATCCAAATTCGCCCAGTAACTCAGTCACAATTCTTAGTCCAATGCTCCCTCTGGCAACACTATTTCCTGTCCTTCTCCGGTCTGCGTGATACGGCTGCGACTGGAAATTATGCCGATGGCATGAGGCAGAGAATCTATCAGCTCAAGGGGCCCAAAACCGTATCAGAATTTACAGTATCTGCTGCTTTTGACGTAGAGCGTCATGCCGACATTCTCGACGCTTGGAAGTCACAGGACTGCTCATTCGTTACATTTACAATCACTCCGGTGGTTTGTGGAGAAGATCCTCAACCCCTCGGATCCCGCACCCTGATTATGCCGGACTCCCAGATCACATCTGTCAATGCGTTCAACGTAGACAGGTCGTCTTCTAACCCCAGCACCATCGAGATCACCGCAGTTACCGACAACTGGACTTACGCCTAACACCCCGTGTCCGCACGCACTTACGGTTCTCACCCCCTTAGCTGCCTTACCCCATCGCAGCTACAGGCTTTGGCGGAAAGGGATATTGTAGCCAATGAGATCCGGGATGGGGGATGCGCCTCCGCATCGCTCAATACGTGCGAAAGGGATGCCAATAGCCTGCTGGCCCAATACCCCGTATATAATAGCAGGAAGGGGGTATATACTTCGTGGGGGGACATCCCTCTCTCGTGGGATTTCGAAAACTTGCCTAGCGATGAGCGGTGGCAGGTAGCACAATACGTCGATCAGTATGGGTACAGGACTGGAGATCATGTACTCGTAATTTCTGATGACGGACGGCTCGTAACGTTATATATAGCCACAGCTAACGGGCCAGCACCAGCCGGACCATTCGACTCCGACCTGTGGTCTGAGGTATGTTATGTAGTCACATCGGTTCCGGTTGGCCTACCAGACATCGATACATTGCTGTCTCAATACGAATACTACGACCCCCGTTCCTATCTGAGCCGGTGGGGGGAATTTGAGTCGGAGTGGGAAGACGACCTGACCACCCCTGATTCCGATGAGTGGGGTGAAGCCGGCATCTCAAAAGACTTTTTTTACGTCCGTGGTGATACCGTTCTCTACGACACGAGGTGTGGAGATTACACCTGTGTGTATATTGCGGTGGTGAATATGCCCAGTAATCCCGCACTGATTATGCCCGGACCTCCACCCTCCGATTATTTCAACAAACTGTATTGTATCCGGAATGGCAGAGATAACACGTGTGTTGATGGGGTTTCTTGCGGACCCGGCCGGGTCATTGTCGACTTGTCTAGCGGGGGCCGCGACTTGATATGTGTACCTGTTGAAAGCACTACAGGGGTAGGTCCGTATGTCAACTAATCTGTACGGCACATCTTGTACGCCGAATCTTGGTGGAGTACAGGATTACTATACCAAAGCCGAGACAAATAGTTTGTTGGGGGCCAAGGCCAACACCAGCACAACCTACACCCGCACCTACCTCAATGCGGCGCTAGCGACCATCGGTAACACGCTGGCGTCATTATCCGCTAGCCAAGTAACCGATTCAGAACTAGCAGTTGCGCTCGCATCGTTGCAGGGTGAAATAGAGTCGGATGTGGCTGCTGCGTATGCTACGCTGGCCGACACCTACACCCAGTCTGAGGTAGACGCTCTGATATCAGGTATCGACCTCGATCCGGATACCTTGGTACTACGGGTACCGACTACCACCACACAAAATACCATCAACCCGGGGGCGAACAACTCCATCGCTCTCACTGTTCGCGGCTCGAGCACCAACCCAATCGTATCTGAGTGGCGAGACAGTTCCGGTGACCGGATCGGGTACGTGAGTAACACCGGCTCGGTGACGTTTGAGAACAAATTGACACTGGGGAGGTTAGTTTCCGACGGAGATTTTTCACTCAACATGAGTGGCAAAAGGATCACTGGTGTTGCCGCCCCCGTTCTTGGAACCGATGCCGTCCCATACAGCACTCTCCAGTCGTATGTTATCGACCTCCTGGAGGATGTTTTACGCCCTGACCCGATAACATTTTTCTCCCTCGACGCCGGTACATACTAACTATGTCAAGAGACTTTTACCGCCACATCCGCAGCGCGATACTCGAAAAGCGCCCATTATCAACCTCTATTCTGGATGGCGAATTAGCCATAAACTACCACACCGACAGTGTCGGAGTGTTTTTGCGTGATACGTCGGGTAAAATTCGCAAAATCGGACCGGCACACGTCGGAACTTTGGCTCCAATCCCCATCAACTACACCGATCTGTCAGATGGCGAGCTTTGGGTTGATAAATCCACCACGACACCGGTTCTCAGGTACTACGACGCATCGGAAGACGAGTGGGTTAGCGCGAGTATTCTCGACTCCCCCCTAGGGACTAACGAAATTATCGTTGGAGATCCGACCGGGGCCGCTAAAACCTACGCCCTCGATACCGACTCGTTCTTCGTAGACAACACGGTCGGATCGTTGGAGGTTCGGTTGACCGACAGCCCGTTGTTCGGCTCGTATCGGTTTGTTAGTGAGACGGGTACCGGCCTCCGGACCAGCGTATTCCGGACCGTCGTCGGTAGCGGGGACTCCGGCTGGGTCGAACTAGAAGTGTATGATAAAACCCTCTACCGGAGTGGAAAGTATCTGGCGGAGATTGTTACGGGTACCGGCGCCGTACACGTGACCGAACTTCTCCTCGCCCACAACGGCACCGATACGTTCTATACCGAGTACGGGGCGGTGGGCAGCACCGCCGACCCGCTGGGTGAGTTCCAAGCGACCATCGTTAACGTCGCCGGCACCGATCTCGTATCGTTGCAGTTCCGCCGTGCCCCCGGTGTGACCGGCACCGTGACGGTCCGGACCTCGCAAGTGTCGTTGTTCTAGACGGATTCGTTGAAAGCCCTATAGATATAGTGAACACATTGGGGTAGCATTCCCCTCCAACGCATTGCCATGCCGACCCCCCGCGCACTCAATACACGACACGGACTGAGGACGGGAACAAAGTCGGTAGTGGATGGATCCGGTACCGTTGTCGATGTCGGGACGTTGGCGTCTCTGACGACCACGAGCAAATCCACTATCGTTGAGGCGGTAAACGAAGTTAAAGGCAACTTTGTCAACATCACCACTTCTGATGTCCCCGAGCCTGTAGTATCTCCCACCCGGTTATATTTTACTGACGCCCGGGCCCGCTCATCCACCAGTGTCACGGATTTGGGCGGGGACGGCTCGTTGGGGTACGACAATCTCACCGGCGTCCTAACGTATACCGGCCCGAGCGCGGCTGAGGTCCGGGCTCATTTCAGTGGCGGAACGGGTGTCACCATCACCGGCGGCGTGGTGGCTATCGGCCAACCCGTATCCACCAGCTCCAATGTCACCTTCGCCAATACCACCCTGACCGGTGTCCTGTACGGTCCGGCTCAGTTTGTTATCGACCCGGCCGCGTTTGGTGACGCCACCGGAGAAGTAATCATCCTCGGCAACCTCACCGTTCAGGGTACTACGACCACGATTAACTCCACGACATTAGTTGTGGAGGATAAAAACATACTGCTGGCGAAATCGGCCATCAACTCCCTCCAGGCTGACGGAACCGGAATCAGTGTGGCCGGCGCCGAAGCAAGCATACTATATGTCGCTCTTACCGATTCGTGGAACTTGAACCGGACCGTTAAGGGGGTGGACGGGACGGTATCATCCCCCACCTACTCATTCGCTACTGACCCCGGGCTCGGACTATACCGGTCCGGGGATGATCAGGCGTCCATTGCCACCAACGGTCTCGAACGTCTCCGGGTCGGTGATACGGCCGCCACGTTAGTCGGCAGCCTGAACCTGGTATTCGATCGCGGCACATATTCCGGGACGGTCACCACCACAACCCTAACCGCCAACCGCACGTACACTTTACCGAATGTAACTGGCACCCTCGTGACCAGCGGCGATACCGGCACCATCACGTCCGCGATGATAGCGGATGGCACCATAGCCAACATTGACATAAACGCCAGCGCCGCCATCGAGTTTAGCAAGCTGGCCTCGTTGACCAGCGCGAACATCCTGGTCGGCAGCAGCGGTAACGTCGCCACCAGTGTTGCGGTAACCGGCGATATCACCATCGGCAATACGGGTGTCACGGCCATCACCGCTGGGGTGATTGTCGATGGGGATATCAATGCGAGCGCCGGCATCGTTGACACCAAGCTGGCCACCATC